TTGAAATATTTAAAAATTGAAATTCTTCATTAGACAAAGAATGAATATCGGCAGTATGCATATTAATATCATTTAATGTTAATGCGTTTTTCCATATTTTTATATTTGAAAGTTGCCCTGAAAAATCTGTTCCATTTTTTATTAAAATTTTATCAACATTTGATAATGTATTATTATCATTAAAAATATGCAAATCGTCTGATACGTTTCTTACAAAATCTATCGTTTTTGAGATAAGATTTGTATTATTTAAACAATTTTGTGTATATAATGATATTTTTCTTAAATTTTTATTTATAAAATTATTGTCAATTATTAAACAAACATGTGTTATATTTTGATTTAATAAATTAATTGAATCTAAATCAATTATGACAGGCGACAAATTGTTTCTGTAAAACTCAGCCCGAATAATACCTACATTTTCTATATTTTGTTTAATAAATTTTATTTTAAATAAATCGGTATTGTTAGTTGTATTTATTACATGCAATAACGTTTCATTTATTTGACTAGTATTAAAATAATTTTTATATGACAAATAAAATTGAAATGTTATTGAATTATTTGTGAATTTTATATTTTCTTGATTTAAATATGATAAGCTTAAATCAAGAGATAAATCGCCTTGAGTATTAAAAAAATCAATAAATTTAATATTTTTTACACGTTGCATAATGGAATAATCAGTAAATTTTTTATGATTAACACCAAATTCTCTAAAGCGATAAAATTCTTCAGGTATAATACCGACTGAATTAAAAATTGATTTAATTGCAGACTTTGTTCCTTTAGATTGCAATATATCTCGAGAATTTACTAAAATTCTTTTCCAGATTTCATTTTGAATAAATCGTAATGTAAATTGACTTTTATCAACTCCATCACTACCAATAATATAACCATCTAATATTTTTGAATTAGGTGAATTAATAATTTCTTTAAAATTAAATCCAAAAGTTTTAGCCATTAAAGGAATAAAAAAATTGACAATATTATCTTGTGATTCAATATCTGTATAATCAATATTTATTAATTTTGGTAATATATCAATATACAACTTGATTTCATCAAAAAATCTTGCCCATATTAAAATTAAATTTGCAAATGTTTGAGAATTATCAATTTGTCTTTTCCCAGGCAAATTAAAAGTGTTATTATCATTTAATTGAGTTTCAAGATTATCATAAATATAATATGTTTTTTCATCAGCATTTTTCCAAGTTTCATTAAACCCTAATATTTGTGAAGCCTCTTCAAATAAATGTTTTGGAAATAATTTGAAAATCAAGTTAGGATTAAAATTATCATAATTTCTTGCCTCCTCTAACATTTCATTATTTAATGTTTTATTAGATTCATAACTTGGTAATATTACAGGATTGTTTTCATCATTTTCAAATTTTAATGGGACTTTAGGCTGAGACAAATCAGTTGGATCATAACGTAAATTAGAAATTTCTGTTCTTAATTGGGTTATTGTTAGGTTAGCTTGATTAGACAAAGTAATTCTTGAATGTAAAGAATTTCCACTTGCGTCAAAACATAAATTATTATATTCATAAATACCTGTAGGTTCATTAAATTTAAAATATAATTTAAGATTTAAAAAATCTTCTGCCCAAATATTATCATCTCTGTTTTTAATTAACCAGTCATGTGAAATAGCACTATGAAAATATCTAAACTCGTCGATATAACCTTTTAATAAATTAGGTTGAATTAAAGAATATGTGCTATTCGAACAAATATGTGATTTACCTTTTCCAATAAAAAAATTAACAGAATCATTAATATTTAAACTTTCTTTTTTTTGAAAATTTTCTATTATATTGATTTGCTGTTCGAATCCGTTTATCCAAATATTGACTGATTTTGAATTTGAATTAATTTTATTGTTATTAATATTTAATACGACGTGTTGCCAGCTATTTACTGGAATTTTAAAAGATGTTGCTAAAAAATTATTTGCATTTGTAATATCACTTACATGAAAAACAATATTCGCATATACAATTGCATCTTCTTTAAGAAATTCTTTAATAAATAAACTAAAACCATTTTTTTGAAAATTGTCTGTATTTAAATATTGAAAAATTACTTGATTGTTATTATTATTATCATATTGATCTTCTATAAACAATCTAAAATCAAAAGAAAAATTTGAATTTTCTGGATTTAAAACAGGTTTCATTAATTTATCGATAATATTTTGATTTCTTTTAAATGAAGTAATATAACCTGCTTGATTTGTTATTTCTATAAAAGAGTTTCCTTTAAATTTTAAATAACCTATATTTTTATCAATTTTGTTATAAATGTATTTTTGAAAACCGTCAATTTTTTTAAAAAATAAATCAAATTCATATTTATCACCATCGATAGGGAAATTATCAAATAACTCAACAAAAGCAAATTTAACTTTTGAAACTGCAGAATTAAAAAAACAATGTTTTGAAAAATCATCAAAATCTATTGAACCAATTAACTGTTGAGAGTTGAACAATCCATTATAAGTGTCAAATCTTTCAAAAAAAGTTTCATTCTTTTCTTCTAAAATATTTTGAATAATATCTGCTGGATTATTTAAATTTAATATTAAATTATCTTTATTTTTAATTTCATTTTGTAAAGAATTAAAAATAAAATCATCTGAATTGTTCACTCTTCTGTTCACTGTTAATTTATCATCTACATTTAGATTATTTAAAATTTTATTTGGTTTTTTAAATTTAAATAAATTTTTTGTTATAAATCGATTATCCATTATTACCAATCCTAAATACTTCGTTTGCATTCACAATTAAGTTATTTTGTTCTTGTTGTTTTAATTTAAAAATAAACTGAATTCTTCTACCATAAAATACATCTGAATTAAAGAATGGAAACCAATAGTAATCCTTTTCCTTTAAACACTTTGTTGCGTTCATTTCTTCAGTTGCGGGTATTAAAATTTCATTAGTATCATAATCAATAACTTCATAAAAAACGTCTCCTACATCTAAACCTTGTAAGGCTCTTTTCACTTTTACATAATCATATTGCCCATCAATATCAAAAAATGTTACAGCAATTTTATGAATTTCATCCATTATTCCTAAATCAGGCGAATATAACTTGACTGATGCACGTAATCGTTTAAAAGTATTATCGGTTGTAATTGTGTCATTATAAAAAGTTTTTGTTTCCTGATAAATTATTGTTTCATCACTGTGCCAATACCAAATAAAATTAAAATCCATAGATGATACATTATTTTCAAACATCCAAACATTTAAATCAGTATTTAATAAAGTATTAATATTAAATTCATCCGTGTAATAAGTACCAACTATGTTATGTCCTTTAATATCTTTAGCTTGTTTTACATTCCAACCAGCAACACTATAAATTGGAATATTACCATCGACAGCAACACTTTCTACTTTCAAACGTATATCACCTAATCCATTATTATTTTCACCCGTAGAAATATCAACAATTTGATTATTATTATCTAATTTTTGAATATTTTTTAATTTATTTCCTTTTTTATTATATAGAAATATTTTAGAATTATCATTAAAATAAAAATCTTTTTGAATAGGTATATTGTACGCTTCATCATCAATTAAAATCTTTAAACAAGATCTCATATGTCTATTTCGCAAATTACGTGCACCTAATCTTTTCGCAAAATAAGTTTCATCATCCCATAAAACCTGGTTTGTAAATTTAATGGCTATTCCTTTATCTGGTATTGAATTAACACCCCAATATTTTTCATAAATGGGAGTTACGTCTATAATAATATTTTCATCACCGTCAGCTATGTATTTTTGACACGCATTTTCTGATTTAAAATCATATCCATCTGCAGACGTTAATAAATCACAATTATTAGGATCTGTACCTTCAATTAAACCAATTTTTCCAGCTGTTTCCCACTCTATTTTTTCATTAGTATTACCATTATAATTACAATAAAGCCAGTTCGCAGTATCAATATCTGTTAAACTATATACATCACGGCCTAATCCTTCATTAAAATCTTTCGTTAAAGGCAACGCTTCAACTGTATAATCTCTAGGTTTACTTAAAGAAGTAGTAATATCATGCAATTCTAAATAAACTTTAATTTTATCTTGAACAACAGGATAATAAAAATATTCATTATCAGCCGGAAGATCAGCTTTTAATAATATAATCGATTCTTCAACACGAGAAAAATCACGTAATAATTCAAATTTACTATTTTCTTGTAAAATTATATTTTTATCCCCTACAACACCCTTTGTTTGTTGTTCAATTGAAAATAATCCTGTCGGTGAATGAGTATAAATATTAACACCGATTTCAGTTTTTAAATTATTTAAAGTTAACTGTATATGATCTACTATTTCTGATACTGATGTTAATCCTAAAATACCTATTACATATTGATTGTCAATATTTGTTGTACCATTTATATTATCATCATTTGTTATATTTATATCAATTAATATTTGAATTGTTTGATTAAATGTATTTTCAAACTCGATTAATTCATTTTCATCAGGTATATCATTTAATCTAAATAAACAATTTGATTGTATATCTATGTTTTCATTGTAGGTCTTAAAAAGATCTAATGTTGCAGATTTTCCAAAATTTGAATTTTTTCCATCTACACCGTTTAATTTTTTATTGGTAATATACGTGTCCTTTTGGATAGGATAAATAATATACATTTTTTCTTTCTACTTTTTATAAAATAATTATGTAAAAATAATAAAAGAATACTGAATGAAATATAAAAAATATTATTGGGTAACGTTTGAAATAACGATATCATTTGAAGGATATTTTAATTCAAAAATACTACCTTTCACGGGATATAATATATCATTGATAATTTGGTCTTTAATAGTAATATTGTCATTTGAATAAAAGAATGTTTGATTATTTCTTTCAATCACGCCTTTTCTTTGTGTAATAAAGTCTTCTAATTTTGTAACAATTGATAAAACTCCATTTGTAGATGAAACTATTCTATATAAATCTAATAATACAATAGGTTGATTTATTTCAAATTGATTATCTCTAAAATATTTTTGAATATTTGTTTTAATCATTTCACACACTTTTTGAGCGTCTGAATCAGCTGATACTTTTAATTTTATGTCTATTTTTAAATTCAATATTTTTGCGTCTAGAATATTAAACTGATCGCCTATTAATCTAAATTCGTTTAAATAATTGCTAAGATTTGTTTTTAAAACGTCGGTTGCAATCACAAATTTTGAGTCAGCGTCTGTACATAATATATACATATTTTTTGCGTAAATATTGTTTGGATCATCTTCTAAGGCTATTTTCGAAACTTTTCCAAAAGGTGCTGGCATTGAATAAATTTTAGCTAATAAATCTTGATAATTTACAATTCTATTTTGCATTTTAATAATATTATTTAATTGAGATTTTAATTCATTAAAAGTTAATCCATTCGCACCACCTACACTTGCAAATTCATTAGTAATCGAAATACTATTTTTAATAACATTTTGTATTGCTAAATTAGTAGAAGAGTGAAAAATAATATTGTCATTTAAATTTAAAATTTCGTTAATTGTTCGAGAATTCACATTATGTCTTGCACCACCGCCAAAAGAATAAGTTATTTCTATATTTGAGCCATTAGGTGCAATTCCTAAACTATTTGTTTTTAATAATGAACCAGGATCAAAACTAAATTTTGGAAAATAATCCCTTCCATATAATGATAATACTGATTTTGTAGGATCCTGAATTAATGATGTTGTTGATGTATTTACATTTCCTGCTCCAAACCGAATAATTGTTCTACCTGATTGTAAATCTGATTCTTTTACAAATCTATATGGTGCTGGAATAACTTCATAATATTTATCTCCGTTATTATTAATTGTATTTGATTTATAAACAGTATCTTGTGTTAAAAATTCTACTTCATAATATTCATTATAATTTGTAATATCATAAACTTTTTCAATCATTGTAATATTTAAATCTGGTAAAGTTATTGAAGGGAAAGAACCATTTGGGACAATAAAATTAACCTTTTTTCTTTCGCCAGATATTGCAATACCTTTTTTAGTAATAATGGTAGTATTATTTTCTTGTGGGATTAAAACTCTTTTATCTGACTCATTAAAATTAATATCTTCTAATAAATAAAAATTAATTGGTTCAATTCCTATACTACGCATTCTTAAACCTTTTAAAATTTTTGGTAAAGTATTATTTTCAATTAAATCATTTGAAACTGTAATAGAAAAAGTTATTTCAACGACTGATGGGGATGCTGGTAACATCTTAATACCTGCCCTTTTCATATGATTTTCAATGTTTCTACGTTCAACAGCAGTATTAGGATTTAACTCGTTAAATTGATGATCCATATAAAATGATAAACTATCACCTACAATTGCAGCAAAATCAAGTAACATACCACCGACTGAAGCTTCTGAAAAATCTTGTATTTTATCAGGGAAAACTGCATTTGCATAATTTAATAAATCATTTCGAAATTCAGAAAAATCTTTTAATAAATAATTTCTTTTTAAGGATTTTTGTAATTTATTAATTAATTCTGTCGTTTGTGTATTTATTGACATTTTTTAACCTTTATTTTATTTTTAATTATGATTTCCTATTTTTATTTTTAATATTTGGTTTCTTTTCAAAACATTTCTTCCAAAAATAGGTTCATTTAATGTTAAATCCATAATATCAATATTATCAACCGATTCCAAAAAAGAGTAATTAACAGTTACAATCACCACAGGCACATTATATTTTCTACGTTCTTCATCACTGTAGTTTGTAGTAATTTCATTTATCATAATACCTGGCATATATTTTCTTAAAACAGATGAAATTTTTGTTGACACAAGATCAATCGTTGCAGTTAAATCGTTATTATTAGCAATGATAGATTTTAAATCAACACCTAAATCAGGAAAACATAATCTTTCTCCTGGATTTGTATACAAAATATTTCTAATTGAATCATTCAATTCATCTTTTATCTTATAATTCATTTCTAAAAAATCATTTGAATTATTTGAAAAAATAATAGGTAAACTAATACCGATTGGAAATTTTTGATTTTGAGAAGCATCTTCTTTAGATCGATCATTCAAATCATTATTATTTATACCCCCTGATTCGAATCGCCATTTATGTTTTATCGCCATTTATTTACTCCATATTAATTACAGGGATATTTTTAGAATTATTAATATAATTATAAATATTGATTAATTTATCAGTCAATTCCTGTTGAGAATTATTCAGTTTTCTTTCCATATCAAAATCAAGAATTGCTGGTGGAGTGGCTAATAATTTTTTTTCAGCTGCTGCAGTTAATAATTTTTCTAGAACAGCGGCAGGATTTATTACAATCTGATTAGGTAAATCAGCTAAATCTAAAATCATTTCATTTAAAATATTTAATCCAAAATTTTGAGGTCCTGTTGGTAATTGTATTGTAATTTGAACATAACTTGTCGAAAATATATCTTTAATAGTATAATAAAAAATATATGAAAAAGCCAAAGCTAATCTATTTTCAAATTCAAAATCATCATCTTCTTGATTTTTAGTAAAATTAATACCCGTTGGATCTTTCCCAGATAAAAGATTTAAATATTTAAAATATTCAGATTCCTCTGATTCTTTTATGTTTGGAGGATTACTAAAAATTCCTTTTGTAAATACAGGAGTAAAAGCAGTCAATAAAGGTGAACTGATAACTAATAATACATAATTGTTAAAAATTTCATTCATTAATCTTTCGAGACCAAATGTATCACTATCAGAATTTTTAATTAAAGAATTTTGAAAAAAAGCCATTAATTGATCTTTGGTAATACCTAAATATTCAGACATACCTAATGTAACAATTACTTCAACTATTAATTCATAATAAATTTGAGAAATAGTAGTAATATCAATAACACCTGAATTAACTAAATTAGGTGATTTTAAATATTGATTAAATTGTACTATATTTTCACCTGATTTTTTAAATATTGTTGTATTTCCCTCTTTTTCTGTTAAAAAAGAATTAATCCCACGAAATCGAGGGAAAATAATTTGTCTAATAATTCCGTTATTTTCATCAGGATTATTTAAAAAAGCGGGTACACTCATAATGTTTTTACCATTTTACTCAAAATATCTTGTAATGAATTTCTAATTAATGCTAGTCCGTCAATTTTATCTTTTAATTTTGTTGTTGCATCAATAATACCTTCAATTTTACCATAATTACCGTCAGGATCATTTGCAGCACCCGATCTAGCAGTTGCTTGATAATCTACTGTATAATCTGAAAAACCTGTATTATCAACAGCTAACGAATTTAATAATGAAGAAGCATTTGGCAACAACTTAGCAGGTAATGTATCTCCTGCCGGACCAATAAAAGGATGTACATGTGAATTTAAATCTTTTAAACACAAGCCAATAATATTAAGTGCTCTTATCGTTTCATCCATAAAATTTTCCAATTTATTCACTAACATATATCCTAGCACACCTGGTTCAACAGCGTCATTTCCTAAATATATGTTATCACCTTTCCCGTTTTCTTTTTCTCTAGATTTATTACCTAATACAATTGCAGGACCATCAATTGCTACATTGCCATTTGAATTAATCGCAATATATCCTCTATCTTCTTGCCCACCTTCTTTTAATAAAATAATCGAACCACTTTCACTAATACTGTTAGAACCTTCTAATTGATTATTTTTATTATGTGATTTAGACACCACATTTGACCTTGCAACTAATCTAATTTCATCAGATTTGGCAATAATAAATCCACTTTTTTTATTATTCAACACTGTTTGTTTTCCATCATTTTCGACTGAATAAAGTGGAGAATAATTTAATAAACTGTCTCCGTCAATATATTCAGATATTAATAATCGACTAATATCTGCTGAAAAATCAGGATCACCTTCAGCCCAATTAATAGCATTTGGATTACCTAAATAAAAACCTGCATCTTTTAAATTTTCAGTTGCACCTTTTTCATTATAAATTACTAATTGAGAATTTTTATATGCTTTTTTTGTAATAGAATTAGAAAATAAAACATTTTGATCTTTTAAATAATTCACCGTATTTTTATCAACAGATAAATCTTGTGAACCTACAGCTCTTCCTGCAACTAAATCAATTGTACCTGAATATGATTCTGGTTCTTTATAAAAGATTGTGTTGTTATATGATTCTTTAAAATTATTATTGGCTTTTCTAATATGATTTGTGCCTAATCTAATTAAAGTATTATTAGAGCCTTGTATAATATAATCACCTGGATTTTTAAATGTTCTAGGTACATCTTCTAATAAATGTCTATGTGACAAATCAAGTGAAATCGATAAACGTTTTTCTTTAGATGACATAACATTATCATCTGTTTTACCATTTGAATCGGCTCTAATTGGTCCATTATTGAATAATGCAACTGGAATATTTGAATTTTTTTTATTACTCTCTTCGTTATAAGATCTTAGGTATTTCCTGTCAGAATAAGTATAATTTAAATCTTCATAAAAATTAAAACCATGAATTCTTGAAATCCAATAAAATTCAATTTCTATTTCTTTAGACGCTGATGGATCTTCATATATCCATACTTCTTCTTGCACTTTTAAAGGAAGGCACATATGAGACGAAAAAAATGGCAATGCAATAAAAATATTTTTTGAATTAGTAAAAGTAGCAATAATTGAGTTTGCTGGTAAATTCTTAATAAATCCTGGTTTTTTAATACTAAATAGTTTTAAATTACTATCATCACTGATTAATTGATTCACAATATCATCAGTTATCATGCCAGGATGAGAAATAATATCTAAAACAATCGCCTTTTTAAACATTATTTACCACCTTGAATCTTTAAAAATAATTCGTCTTCAGACACTACCTCTTGTTTTTCTTCTTCTCTAGCAATTAATTCAACTAATTTTAAAATTTGATCATTGGATTTAGACATTCTTTCCAAATATTTAGACATTACTTGCCCGGCGCTAACGTGATCTGAAATTGTTGCAGCCGACATTGATTGATAACAGTCATTAAATAAAATTTTTGCCTTTTCTCTGTCTTCTAAGGCGTTTTCATAAATTTCTTTCCACAATAATTTTTTTTTATCTTCAGTTGATGATAAATTATCCAAAATATCAGAAAAATTTTGCAATTTACTGTATTTTTTTTCTTGATCTTCCAACTTTTTAGTATATAATTCAATAGTGTCTGACATTTTTAAATCCTTTAAATAATATTTTAATAATATTACTTATAAAGAAATTAAAATAAATCAAATAAATCTTCTTCTACGTCTTTATTGATTTGTTTATATGTTTTACGAATAGAAGACAAGGCAGAACTTAATTCTGCGTTATTTAAACCTGATATTTCTCGTAAATAGACTAACACGGCTCTTTTATTTAAAAAATCTAAATTGTCTATATTGTCAAATACTACTTTAATGGCTTCAATACACTTTTTTTCCCTATGATCTGTTATCATACGACACATATATTCAATAGTATCATATACTTGTTGTTGTTTTTCCTCGGCAATCATCTGTTCTTCAGGGTTTGAAGCCTCATCAATCATATATGTTGATAAATTTATCTTGGGGTATTTTTTTTGTTGTTGCGCTTTTTCTTCTTTCGGCTGAGTATTTGGTGTATAATGTGAATTTCCATCATCAATTACGACATTTCTTTTAAATTGTAAATAATTTTTACGAGATCTTGCAATTAACCAATTTTTTGCGACTACATTGAAATATGAAAAAGCTTTTTTGCCCTTTGAACCATCCCACTTTTGAATAGTTTCCCATAAAAAAAAGACACAATCGGCTTTCATTGTCTCCATTTCATCATCAAATGATTTAAATCCATATACAGATACTAATTTATCAACAAGCATTTCAAATGCAGGTTTAATATCAGTTAAATAAATAACCCAACGTTCATCATTGGTTTGCGCAAGTTTATATTCCTCTAATTTTTCTTGAGTTTCTTTAGAAAAATACTGATCTTCTTTTTCTTTTTTCGGCTTTTTTTCAACTGCTATCTTACTTTTAATGGTTTTTTTAACATCTGTTTGATTTGATGTCTCAAATTCATCATTTTTTGATTTCTTGTTGATCATCGTTTTCTACCTCAAATTCTTCTTCAATTATTTCTTGATTTGTAAGTCTCTGAGCAATAGTTAAAATTGAATCTCTCACACCTTTTATTTCAAATAATACATCACGAACCTCTTTCGAATCAAAAAATATTGGTATATTTAATATTTCTGAGATCTTGGCATACTTTTCGTCCAAAACGTCTAAACTCTCTTCAATCACTTCTTGCACGTTAATTATAATCATTGCAAACTTAAAACAAAAGTAAACCACGATCGCTAATAATATACATAAAATTAATATAATATATCCCATCTTTTTCACGTCATTCCATAATTTTTAATATTATAATTAAAAAAGAAAAAGCTTTTAATTATTTACAATATTCTGTATTTAAAAAAGGACACCATTGACATGAAGTTTTATTTTTTAATGGTAAAGGATTAGTTTTTGTAATCCCCTTTATCATAGAACGTACAACCTTTAACGCCTCTTCCATACTCTTAGGACCAGAACTAATCGATACCATTTGACAAACTTTTTCAACTTTCTCAACTTTTTTTAATAATACAAATGCACATTGCACTTCACGAGATGTTAAATTATTTTTTGTCATCCAGAAATGTTTATATAATAACAATTGCATATGAGTTAAAAAGTCTTGTTGCTTTTCATAATCCCATCCTCTTGCTGACGCAGTCTTCCAATCCAAAATATAATATTTCCATTTATCACCTTTTTGTGGCACTTTAATAATACAATCAATATATCCTTTAAATTTCAAAGGCAAATCTTGCAATTCTTCATATAGCATCTCTTCTGCAGATACAGTTTCCCAATTAGGAAAATTCTCATCCATCCATAAAGGCAAAGCATTCAAACTATTCTGAGCCCACTTTAACCATTTTTCAAAAGGTATATGCACATAATCTTTATTCTTTAATTCCTGTTGCTCGCGCCATTCACCATCAAACCCTACACGATCCCACTCGGATCGCAATTTTTGGGTCATCTCATCCAATTTTAATTCTTTAGTTTTTAAAAAATGTTCCACACCATCATGCACAATAGAACCATAATATAAATGAGGGCTTTCTTCAAACGTTTGTATTTTATCAATATACAATAATTTATGTCGCCAAGAACACTCTTTCCACACTTTAACCTCAGAGTAAGAAACATGCTCTTTTAATAAAACAGTCATAGAAAATCCTTTAAATTAAAATTAAATAAAAATATTATATCACAATTAATATAATTTTACATTTTTTAATAAAAAGGATGTGTAATTGAAGAAAATGTACAACCAGTATTTGTTACTGTTTTATTCAATCCACTAGTGTCTGTTACGAAATCAGTTGAATTTGTAACATTTAATAATAAATGTGTATTTGCTGTAGGTGTTATGGAATTATAATTAGGGGTAAAATTTGAAGTATATAAAGCGGCTCCTTTTACCCAATGGAATCCTTTTAAATTACCGCCAAATGCAGCAGCGTTTGTTAATGATTGTTCGTTACCTATTCTCAAATTATTCGTAGTATCATTAAAATCATAAGATGAGGTAAGATTTGAACCTAATTGAGTTCCGTTTTTAAAAACACGAATTGTTGAGCCAGATCTTGTAACCGCGAAATGAGTAAATACATTTTTATAAGTACCCACAGATCCAAAACTATTTGCTGCGCCATTAATCCAAAAATAAAAAGTTCCACCTTCTATTGATACACCAATTGTTGCAGTAGGATATGTCCCCATTGAAAAAATTCTAGGTGCATTATTAGAATCAGTTTGATATTGCCACCATTCAACTGTAAAATCGCCTGTCCTAAAATTAAGTTGATTATCATTTGCTGCCAATGTTAAATATCTAGATGTAGTACCATCAAATAAAATACTACCATTTACATTAACAGGATTTAAAACAGTATCATTAATAACATACCATATTTCTGCTGTTGATTCTGCATTACCAGTATCTGAATATTCTGCAGTATATACTAAAGTTACAGATTGCGCAGAACTGCTAGATAATGTATAACTTTTATTTGATGTTGTATTAATTCCTCTAACTCTTGTACCTGCTGTATCTGATGGTGTTTGAATTGTTAATGTACCGGAACCAGTCTTTTTTATTGTTATTTGAAACGTTCCTGATATCCATGTTGATGTTCCGCCACCAACACCCAAAGGAAGTGTTAAAGTCCAATTATTGACGCCATTATTAACAATTATTTTATTCATACCACCTGAATATGATGTATTTGTTGATGGTAATGTTAATGATGCTGAATTATTTATCCACTTTATTGAATTTCCTGATCCGTAATTTAATGTAAAATAATACATTGATCCACCACCAGACGTTGAAAATCCACCATATGTTGATGGCATGTTATATCTTTGTGTAGAACTACCAGTACCAGTAGTTGTAGCTAACGTTGTTGCTGTGCCATATCTATTGGCTACTATATTTTTTGATGAAAATGTCATGTTATTCCTAAAGTATATGCCATATTTCAGCTGTTGAATCAGAGCTACCAGTATCTGAATATCCTGCAGTGTATAATAATGTTATCGATTGTGCAGAACTACTTGATAACGTATAACTTTTATTTGATGTTGTATTAATTCCTCTAACTCTTGTACCTGCGGTATCAGCAGGTGTTTGAATCGTCAATGTACCGGAACCAGTCTTTTTTATTGTTATTTGAAACGTTCCTGTCCTCCAAGCAGTTGTTCCTCCACCAACGCCTAGAGGAAGTGTTAAAGCCCAATTATTCGAACTATTATTGACAATCACATAGTTCGAATAATCACCAGAATATGATGTTATAGCAGATGGTAATACAGAATTGTTTGAATTAATAAATGTTGGAATATAAACACTATTAGGAATTAATATATCCCAACCAGATTGAGTTGCTGATATATAATGACTTGGTTGTTGATAATTTTTTGATGATGTTTGACCACCCGTTTGCGATGTTAAATAAGTTAATCCTGCGTAAAATGTCATTTTTATTTCTCCTTTTATTAAACCACATCCCATCCTGATGAGTGTGCAATTAGTGTCCATGTCTGACCGGCGCTAAGTAAACTTAACTTTGTAGTTGTTCCAATTAAAGTTGTCGAATCTAAAAATATTTGTGCAGTAGAAGTGCCAATATCAATTTGTCCACTGCTACATCTTTTAATTGTCAATCGATACCCTGGAACACTCGAACCGTCAGGCAATGTGAGTGTTATTGTCGATGAATTAGTACATCTGATAAGTGTATCAGCATTTGTTAATGCAACTGAAGATGTTGTCGATACAGTTTGAATATTTGTCGCAGCTGATCCCCCACTTACACCAGATACAGCAGTTGTTACAAATGCAGTAGTTGCAACCTTTGTTGAATTATCATTTGAAGACTGTGTTGTTGCAGTTGCTGATGATCCTAAAGATATACTTCCCGAAACTGTCGTTGTACCGCTTAATGTTTTATTACCAGTTATTGTTTGTGTACCGGCTATTTCAACTAAAGCAGTCGACTTATCAGATATTTGTTTAGTTTTTATCTGTGTCATTTATAAAAAAACCTTTATTATTCTAAATAATAAATATATCAAAATTAATAAATAAATTAAATTTTAAAAATTAAAATTACTTCATACCTACGATTGTCACAACATCACCTGATTCAATTGGGAAGCCTGCATTGGTTTCAGACCATCTTAAACGAGATGTAGATGTTAATGAAGAATAAGCCTGTTGATCTGCATTTGCTGTACCATCGGCTGTAAACCAACAATCGCCAGTTTTATCAGCAAATGATACTTTTTGTTTAATACCATTTACAAATACTTGAATTGTAGCACCTGCGGCAGGTGTTTGTCCAATTGTTAAACTTGTATCTGACCCGACAACATTACCATCACCTGATGCTGTTAGTGCAGAAGATGTTGTTTCGAAAATAACAAAAGAACCTGCGCCAGCTGATACAGATAATTGACCATTTGATGCACTAAGACCTGAACCTGCCATAGCAGATACAATACTTGAAATTGTTGCTTTTTTACTTGCATTTGTTGCAGAAGCATCAATAATCGCAACAGAGTCATTTGCAACACTAACGCCACCTGATGGCGCTGATAATTCATTAAGATCCAAGCTAAAAGATTGACCTGCTAGTGCAATACCTTCGCCTGCAGTATATGCTGTACCGCCAGAGAATTGTGTAAATGTCAAAGAAGTTGAATCTAATGTAATTGAACCAGATGTTGATAGTACCCACCCTGTTGCAGCATTTGTATCACCTTGTTCAACAAATGTAAACATACCAGATGTTACTTCACCTGCAGGTGAATTATCTGCATCAGTTGCTCTTGTCAGAGCAAATGTTGGGCTAGCGCCAACGACATAAATACCGTTTTCTGATGCTGGATCTTGATCTTTCAATAAAACGCGATTACCTTCAACAACTGTAACATTATCAATAACTAATGCGCCTGTTGATAAAGTAGGGGTAGAAAGAGTACCAACATCGGCAGTTGAAGCAACTCTAACACTCTTCTTTACATCTAAACCTGTTGCGACACTATCGACATATGTTCTAACAGCTTGTACAGTTGGTAATTTTGAATTATCGCCTGATGGTAATGAAGTATCTGAACTAATTACATCGGCATTTAATTTTGCAAGAGTTACAGCGTTAGCGTTGATTTTATCTGATGTAATTGCATTATTTGCAATTGTAATCGCACCATTTGCAGCGAGTGTTGCGTCTTGTGATAATGCAACATATGCAGGTACACCGCTAGATGTAACGATTAATTTACCATTATCTGTAGATGATGATTCAAGTTTTGTAAGAGCAACTGTTCCAGCTGCAATTTGTTTACCTTTAATTTGAGACATAAATTTTTCCTCTATTTTTTATTATATTTATAATTTTGTTTTGAAATATTTTAAAATATTTATATTTTGATATACCAGACTTTAACAATATCGCCATTTTCAATAATACCTTCAGAAAGATTTAAATTAATTCTATTCTTCGGTAACGCAGGTACTGAATATTCTGCGTCATTTAATTCTATGCCGTTTAATATTACTTTTAATTGAGGTATATTAGAAATTTTTTGAATATCATTTGACGTCAAGATATATTGTGAACCATTTTCAGTGTGAATATCATTAAATATAAAACTTTGTTTAATCCATTTAACATTATTTAATAGAGTATCTGTTGATATCCAAGATACACTGTCCTGACTTCCACCTGAAACTAGTACATCGCCTTCATTTCCTTCATGATATGTATATGTTTGTGAAGCTGCATCGAAGGTTGTACCTACAGAAATCGCCCCAGCATTTGTAATAGAAATAGCTTTTGTTGCATCATTATAGCCTAAATGAATAGAACCAGATCTTTGATTTCCATTAAAATTAGCTGCCAAAGACAAATCACCATCTGAACTAGCAATATATGTTGTGCCTTGACGTTCTGTAATATAATTAACTCCAGAGTTATAATTTTGATTATTCATTCCAAATACTGAATAACCCGACACCTCTGACGCTGATTCATCTTTTAAATAGATATTTGAACTTGCCATATCACCGTTACTTTTATTTTGTGCGGTGATTGCAGCAAATGTTCCATTATACTCTTCAACAATGCTTAAGTTTGTTTTAATTGTTGTTTCAAAATTAGGCAATGAACCAATTATTAAACTTTTATCTGATAAATTATTTAATATATCAAATTTTAATCTATTATTACCTTCAATCGAATTATTATTAGAAAATGCAATTTCGCCTTGTTGTAAATTTAATGAAATATTATTTTCAATTGGAATCCAGTCAGCACCATTCCACATATATGCATTATTAGTAGATGATAATATTGCAATATCCCCTTCTTCAACAGATAATTGATCACGCTCGGTTATGTCAGTAACAACATAAGTATTTGAAAAACTAATTGTTGGAATTTGAGATAATGGAATCTTACCAGTATTATCTAAAGTTGCAATACCATTTATTTGTCCCAATTGATCATTTAAAAATTCAACTGAATTATTTATATTTAAAATATATTTACCCAATGTATTATTTGCTGAATTTGTGATATCTAGCAACAAATTATCACTTATATTTTCAACCGAACTAAACCCTAAATTTGAAATTAAAATATTATACTTCTCTAAATTTAATAAATCTTCATTTAAAACCTGACCAATGGAAGCTGTTAAATTTTGTAAATTAAGATACGTATCAACAGTAAAAGAATTATCTTCAAAATCAGTATTCAAACTACCACTAAATGCACCTTGAAAAATAATGTTTTTTGATACATCGAATTTATGTGCCTTATTTGAGATAATATCAAATATTGTAGGATTTTCATTACCATCAATTAAATTATTTACTGTTAAATTATTGATAGTTAATGAATTGACAGTTTGATCTGTTACTTCAATATTATCAGCAAATAAATTTTGTGTATAAACATTTTCAAACTTGTCGGTATTTGCTCCTAAATCTTGTATATTATATAAGCTAGGAGTAATTCTTTTTCTAATCGTCATTTAATATAAATCCCGTATGTTTTTATATTAAATATATAAATTACTATTGTTGTAGCAAAATTTTACCTTCTAATTTTACTTTACTTGCAGCGTTTATTTTTAAAGTATGTTCTTTTGTAATACCTGCATAATTTTCATTATCAATATATCTTAAATCATTTTCAAATGTTATTCCTTCTATACCTTCATGTAAAAATAATGCATAATTTATATTACTTACTTTCTCGTTATTTTCATCATAAATGTCAACATATAATGTATCATTTATTTCTTCACCAATATAAGAATATTGAAAATTTAATAAAGACGTAACAGATAAAGTATATTTTTTAATATAATCAGAATTATCAATTAATTTATATAATGAGAATACTATTGGTTTTGTCCATGAATTATTAAATAATGTGACATCTTGACTTCCAAAATGTGTTTCATCCAAATCGATATCACATGTACACAACCAAATATTTTTTTGATTATCCAACGCTATTTGAACAAAATTACCAGTTTCTTTCTGTTTAGAAATCCAATTAAATTTATCGGTTTCAATATTTATTCTAGCTGTTAATATTTCTAAAGAATTTCTTTTATTCACCAAAATTTTTGTAAAATTATCTTCGTCCAATGCTAAAAAAGCGATCTGTGTTTCATTGAATTCATAGTAATTTTGATATGTTAAATTACGCCAATTTGAAGTGTCAATTTCATAAGTAATAATACGTCGACATTTAGCGGCTTGTTCAGTTGTTAAAGGATTCAGTGTAGAATTATCAACTAGAAGATCAGCGTTTCTATTAGTACCATAAAAAATACAATGATTCAAAAAGTATCTATTTCCTAGTTTCGTTATAAAATTATGATTTATATATTTGTATAATTGACCATTATCATGTAAAGCATTTGCATATGATAAACTTGTTGAGGATAAAGAATTACTAGCTATAGCCGTTTTTGATTGAGCAATTTCATTATGTAAACATCCATACGTAAACCAATCAGTTCCATCTGGATAAGAAATATTACAATCTAAAATTTCAAACGGATTGTCATCATAAACTGATTTATTCCAATTATAAATTATTGGTGAAAAATAATTTGAAACTTTCATAAAATCATAAACAGAATTACCAGTAGAATATGCTGGCACATAAAAATGATATAAATTATTATTTGATTGATTCACTTCAACCTTACTTGGAATAGGCAAATATGACATAGAATTACCTGCAAATGTATTTGTCCAATTTTTTAATATCTTAAAATCTTGTGAATTTAAATTATTACCTGGTATATCATTAGAATCGGTTACTTGAATCCACTGCGTTCCTCTCCACTCAAATACATATGTCTTTTGTGCAGAAGCATTTGATATTAAAGGTGTTAAATCAAAAACCTGAGTAACTGTTGTAATATTTCTATATTGAACTTTAAACGTTCCAGCACCTGCGATATGTGATATTTTAAATCTATCACCTACTAGCGGGTTCAGTGGCGTCCAATAAATATATCCTACATTTGCTAATGAATAAGTATAATTTTTCCAAACTGATGGTAATTGACTAGTCGCAGCTAATGCAGTTGTAACATTAGTAACTTTTGGATTGTCATATGTACGAAATGTGTTATAATTTAACGTTACACATTCATGTAAATTATTCAGATTATAAATTTCAGCTTTATTTACGTCAGTTATAATCATTTCAAAAGAATAAACACCTGAATCTAATAACACACCATGATAATTTTGAACTGAATCTGCTGTGGGATGTTTATAAGGATATATTTGTTTATTATCTTTCACAGTATTATAATTATCATATCCACTTGTGGTCATTGCCATTACAAAATTTTTAAATGTTATATCATGTAAAGGATTAAATAACAATGAAAATGTATTATAAGTACCTGCTGTTTTAGTAATATTAAAACGAATAACTTTTCCAATGTCTGAATTCGTAAATTGTTGTTGAATTGATGCCCATGTAAAACCCGTTGCTGCTGTTGATATAATATTGTATTCTGTAATATCGCTTAATGAAACTGTCATGATATAATTATCAATTACTGCACTTATTGTTTTATTTTGAGATGTTGTTGTAGGATTTAAAGGAATATTTTTAAATTTTAAATTTTTATTAAAATCTCTTAAAATGTTTGTTGAATAATATTGTTTAATAGAACTAGTGTTACCAGAGATGCCAGAGTTAGATATATTTAAATAATAATGTTGTAATAAATTATCTTGTCCCAAATAACCCATATAATTAATGCCAACCCTAGAATCTGTTTTTGAATAGCCTCTTAAACCATCCCCAATTCTTTGTTGAAGAATATTACTATTACCATTTTTTTGAGATCTAGTCGAATCATCGTAATTAGCACATGTTACTTGATATGGTACTTTTACATCGTTAAATAAATTTGTATTGAAATACATATTCACAGGTGTATTAAAATTATTATTCCATTGGGTGCGATCATCTAACTCTGAGACATATGATGGTGAATATAGTGATGTTATACCACTAATTGCTCTGACACTAGGCATGTCATGTTTAATAAAAATCATTTTTTTGTTGACAAAGTCAGTTGTTATATAACTAAAATTGCTAAATTGAAATGCATTTATATTATTTACTGGATTTAATGAATTATCTTTATATAATGATGTTATATTATACCAACCTAAATTACTCCATTCAAATAAGGCTAATTTAATTGTTGAAGATTGATCGATTACATTTGATAATCTAACGCCATTATATGTCACAAAAAAAGAACCTGTTGAAGTAGGGTCCAATACAAATAAAATTTTCACACCATCAGTTGCAATAGCGCTTAAAATAAATTCTTTATTTAATGTAGTTCCAGTATAAGTTATCTTTGTATAATTCGTTCCTCTATTTGTTACAGCTGCAGTAATTGTTTGAGGGTTTGTTGCTACTGAAATATTTGTATTTGTATATTGCGTATTACCACCCAAGGTATAATAATGATTATTTTCTAAAGGTATTAACTTTGTATTTAATTCATTACTTGCGTCAATATTTAAATTTTTACCTTTGTATAGAACTAATGAATATATACTATGATAATTAAAGTTTAAGCCAGATACCCAATCTGAATATCGATTTGTGGATGCGTGCGATTGCTCAATGTATAATGTATATTTTTCATTTATATCATTTGGGTTTTCAATAATGTTTAATAAACACAACTTTTTTGAAATATCTTTATCAAGACAAAACAAATGAGAATAATCTGCGTTTGAATTTTTATGAAAATATGTAGACCAAAGTTGACGTGCGTAAGTTATTGGACTAGAGACATAAATGCTGTTATCATAAGGGAAATCATACATTGAAATTTTATTAATTGATTTTCCATTTGTTAATAATTTATTAGAAAAAATGCTATTTGATAAT